ATGTCATGTCCATTTATGTCTGTTGCTATGCCTATTTGCTTGGGTTTAGTCTCTATGTATTGCTCGGTATTACTTGCTGTAATTGTCGGAGACTTACCATCTTCGCTGTAAACTCTTTGTTTTGTTTCATAAACACCATCACGATAAACAAACTCCATTACCTCTTTATCAAAGATATCTGTCTTTATGCCTAATACTTCCTTTAGTTTAAGCCATATATTGTCGCTAGGTATTGAGAAGCTAGTGTCAGTTCTAAACCAATGCTCAACCTTTGTGACTGGCATATTAGTTTCTTCAGCTATCTGTTTGTTTGTTTTACCAGACTCTTTCTTCATCTCTCTTAATAGATGTTGTAGACCAGATATGTTGACTTCATGCTTCCTAACCTTTACTTCTTCTACATTCATACCTACTTTAATTGGCTTATTAACTAGCTGTCTTCGGTGTTTCTTTTTATATTGTTCAACACTTGCACCTTTAAAATAGTTTGCATCTATACAATGTGATTTATCCCTTTCACTATCAAAGTTATCCTCTAATATGTCTCTTAAAACTATGCCTTTATCTTCTGGTTGCTTGATTCCTGGTATGTTAGTCCAGTAGTATCTTTGCCTTGATTGAGCACTTAGTAGCGAACTATTTATAAAAATGGGTTCTATACCAAAAGGGATCTCTGGATAACACTCTGATACTTGCTCAGATATAACTTGTAAGAACTCTTTTTTCATTCTTACATTCTCTAATAGGAAATACTTGGGCTTTATTTCTTTGAGTAATCGTATGAACTCAAAAAACAATGCAGATCTAGGATCATCAAAGGCTAACTGTTTACCAGCAAAACTAAATCCCTGGCAAGGAGATCCGGCTAATATTAGATCTATGTCCTTATAATCTTCTGGATCTAAATTACATATATCGCCAACATGTATGGTGTCAGGATAGTTTGCTTGTGCTACTTGGATAGCATACTTGTCTATTTCACTTGCATAATATTTTTCTACAGGTATGCCAAGTTGATCCAATGCAATACGACCACAAGACATACCATCAAATAGACTTAAAACTTTCATAACATAGCTTCCTGCCTGTTATCTTCGTCATAGAAGTTAATTAATTCTCCCTGTGGATCACAAGCCTCCATACCAACATTAATAATATGGTATTTCTTGTATGCTGATAAGACTGAATCAACTTTTTTATCGTTGTAGTCATCTACAGCTTGTTCATAGGAAAGTCTCATCATTGTATAAAGATTGTTTGATTTACTCATTATTTTACCTCTCTTTGTTTCTTTATGTAATTTACTTTGTTACGCATAGTAGACATTATACATAAATTATTATAATATACAAAGTATACACATAGAGGAGTAAATTATGAGTAAAAAAGAAGTAAACGTAACTGATATCTTAGATGAGGTTATCGGTATTACAAACCCATCTAAGGAAGACTTAGAGAAACAAATAGAACAAGATAAAATTAACTACCTTGTTTGGCAATGTGGTGTTGCTATTAAAGAACTGCAAACAGCAGTAGATGATATTGTTAAATCTAAGGAGGCATCATGAGTGTAGATAAGAATGACAAACTCCGTGCTGGTTTATACGAGGATTTATTAAATGCAACCGAAAATGCACAAAACCTAGGAGTTCCAGAATTAGTGTGGTTCGGTATCTCTTTCTTTACCCAAATGGCACTAGATTGTGCCCCAAGCGTAAAAGATGGCAGGAAGTTAGTTAAAGAAGCTACCAGTAGCGTAAGGAAGGAGGCATCATGAAAGTACCAGATATGTTAGAAGACTATCCTCACAAACAGATTGGAGATGCTATCTACTTTCCACACTTAGATAACCAGGCTTATCATAACGGTCCAGGAATATCCTCGTCTAACATACGAAGATTCAGTCAGAGTCAGCTTCATGCTTTTGAAGAAGTTATAGAGCCGACACCTGCTATGAACTTTGGATCTGCTGCTCATTCATTGATTGTAGAGGGAGAGGGTGCATTCTTTACAGATGTTGTTTGTATAAATGGATCTCCATACACAAATGCAAATAAACTATTAAAACAAGAGAGTCTTGATAAAGGCTTAACTGTTATTAATGAAAAGGACAAAGATACCCTTTATAGCATGAAAGGTAGTTTGGTACCTGAATCAAGTGCTTATCTAAATCCAAATAAAGACTTTCCCCAAGTTTTAGATTCACCTTATGAAGTATCACTATATTGGTATGAACAAGGTTTGCTTTGTAAAACTAGAGCAGATGTTGTTTTAAATCCGTTTGATATGCCACAAGCAAACAACTCCGTAGTGCTTGTAGATTATAAGACTACTAGCGATTGTTCTGTCAGGGGCTTTACAAACTCTGTTAGACGATATTCTTATGATCTTCAAGCAGCATGGTATAAACGTGGCTTTGAGGTAGCAGGTTTCCAGGTGCATGACTTTGTGTTTGTAGCACAGGAAAAGAAAGTGCCCTTTGCAAACAAAGTATTTAAAATGAACCATACCGATATGGAAGTGGGTTGGAACTATCTAAGTGATTATTTAGAAGACTACAACAAAGTATTAAATGGTCAACCAGCAACAATATATAACAGTCCTAATGTTGTAGAGCTTGATACTGGTAATTTTTACAGGGAGGAATAGCATGAGGTTTTGGAGAAAAGTTCACAACATAATAGATCGAGCTTGGCGACACACTTACGCTTCTATTATGTATTACTTCGATAGTCGGAAAGACGAAGTAGATATTGACTGGTTAAATATGCACAATGATATAATGGAGGATAAAAAAAATGACAGATAATGTTAACCACCCTGCACACTACCGAACAGGATCCGTTGAATGTATAGACGCAATTAAGGCAGCTTTGTCTAGAGAAGAGTTTAAAGGCTACCTGAAAGCTGCAGCTATTAAATATATTTGGAGAGAAGATCATAAAGGTAGAAACATAGAAGATCTTAAAAAGTCTGTATGGTATCTTAATCGTTTAATCAAAGAACTAGAGGAGCAGTAATGGATATGAGTTTCTATGCTGTATTGTGCATAATGTTGCTAATGATTTACGCTTTAATACAAAACAAATAAAAAAGGGGCTTTATGCCCCTTCTTCATATACCACCATTTAGAAAGGTGGGATAGCTTCTTTCGGAGGACTCATGTCAGCGTCAGCTTCTGGCAAATATAATCGGATCTTAGTCTTCTTAGTATTTACCACTCCATTGTCGCCTTCAAACTGATCTTCAATCTGTTCAGTCTTTAACACCAGTCTTTTACCAACAAAGTCGCTATGGTTCTCTGGATACTTCTTAAAGCCAACAGCCTTCGTAAGCCTGGTAAATATTTCCGTGCTTATTCTTTTGTTGTCTTCGTTAGTAGCCCAAAGGTTATACCATTCATTATGATCACGATATTTACCGCCATCTAATTGAAATGTCACCTTTAGCGTATGATTACCTGCTTTAGACTTGTATTTGTCTGTAGCAATAACCTTTGCGTTATGTTCTCCATCTGGAGCAAGAGGGACACCACCACCTGATGATAATTCCTCTAAGTTATCAAAAAATTCTACATCACCGAAATCAGACATTTGCTTCTCCTATATTGTCGTTAGTTAATGTAAACCCTAACTTTTCAATTAAGGCTGTTATGTTTGGCTTCTCAAAAGCCTCCAGCTTTCCACTACGATCTTTAGCTTTATAGCCTTGACCATACGTAGTTTGTAGCCATCTAGTTTGGACATTTTTACCGTCCTCGTCTTGGTCT